ACGAAGAATTAGGTAAAAGAGTAATTAGGTAATGAGTAGTATTATTGAGTTAGGTATTGTTGATGATAATATAGACCCTAAAGGGTTCGGTAGGATACGTATAAAACTTACTGACCCATCAGGACCTATAGAGAAATCTGAAAATTATGAACCATGGGACGAAAACGACCCGTTCATTGCATTACCATTCTTACCAAACAACTTAAATTTTATTCCTCAAAAGGGTCAGACGGTAAAAATCATAACATACGATAGTGATAATAAACTAATTAATAGAGAGTATGTTCCGGGTCCCTATACTACGGTTCATGATTATAATAGTCAAACAAACGCCAGACAAGTAGAAGATACCACATATGGCGGTAACGTAAAGAAATCAAATGATATTTTCAGTTCAAATGGTGATTATAACCAAAAGAAGTCCATTGGTGCATTATCAAAGTTAAGTGATTTCGCAATTTATGGTCAATATGGTTCTGATGTCCTATTCACAGAAAACGGGGTAACCCTTAGGGGTGGTAAACTCCAATCTAAAGAAAATGCATCTGATAAGGAAAGATCTGAGATCCTTAGTTATCCTGTATTGGCAGAAAAAAGATCCATTTTAACACTTAAGAAATTTGGTACCAAACAAAAATACGTGGAGGTTGAAGTGGAGGAGACCACTATACCAAGTAAAAAACTTTCATACATTATTGAGTATGATGTGGACCTTAACCCCAATGCTCGAAACTATAAGATAGATTGGTATGTGTATGAAGTTAAAAAGATTTTTGGGGATACATTCAACACAAGAGTTTTTAATAATAATACAGCACAAGATCTAACCGCATATTCGGATAAAATAAAGTTGTTGAATATTGAAAATGACACCACCTCACCCACATTTTCACAAACAGTCACCTCATATGAATTGGCGTATGTCACAATAAGAAATACGATTTGTGAATTAAATTCTGAAGGACTTAGAAAATTCGACTTAAGATTACCAAAGTTAACACTACAACCATTTTATTATAGACCCGTATTAACACTAAAAGATGAGGATTTCTTATCTAAAATTAAACCCGGGTGTTTTAATAGTTCAACAAGTGGACATGGTTTGGTTTTTAATATTAACGAACCACAACCCAAACCTAAGACCGTTAAAAAGAAAGAAAAGGTTCTTAAAACGGAGTCTCAGTCACTTGAACAATCCTTTGGTGCTTTATCATCAGATAAAATTTATCTAATATCAAGTGACACGAATGAGGTAGGGTCCAAGTCAGTTCCATTTAATAAATTGGATAAATACGAATACACTCAAGAAGACTTTTTAACTCGAATAGAACCAAACACCTATTCAACCGTAAGGGGTGAAACATTATTAGAGTACTTAGATATTTTAACAAGAGTTATTGCGGGTCATGCACATAACCCCGCAAAACCCATGGTGAAGAATGGGTACCCCGATTGGGACAAATTGGTGGAGTTAAGGAAGACATTAGAAAATGATATCTTAAATAAATCGATTAGAATAAACTAAGAGATATTTATATAAGAAAGCAAAGTTAAGATGTCATACTATCGTTCATATTTTGAGAAAAATAATACCATTATAAAGGGTATGAAGGTTAATACCTCTAAAAACCCCACATGTGAGATTTTCTATGGTTCAGGATTTTCCAAATTCATATTCAAAGTCGATTTAGACCCACTAAAAGAAAAAATCGATGGTGGTGATTATGTATTGGACAACGACACAAAACACACCCTCCATATGACTAACACCATTTTTGGTGATGAGACTTTCTTAGGGGCAAAAAGAGGGTCTGGCAGGGAAAGAACAACGTCTTTTAAGTTGGTTGTATTTCAAGTACCCGAATATTGGGATGAAGGTGTTGGTTTTGATTATGAAGATTCGGGATATGATTATACGACAGGTAACAACACATTTGATATAAGACCTTCGAATTGGTTTATGAGGACTACATTAAATTCATGGACCGCGGAGGGGATATATTCAAATAACCCCGTGATAGTTGCCGAACAAAATTTCGATAATGGAGATGAGGATTTAGATGTAGACATCACCGATTACGTTAATGATATACTCACAGGAAACACAACAAATTACGGTTTGGGGGTTGCATTTGACCCACTATACGAAGATTTAACTTCTGAAGTAGATCAATCGGTGGCGTTTTTTACTAAGTACACTCAAACCTTCTTTGAACCATACATTGAAAGTGTTTTTGATGATAGGATTGTAGATGATAGAGAAAATTTCATTGAAAAAACAGATCAAAACCTATTCCTATACGTAAATAAAGAAACTAATTTCTTTGATCTCGATAATCTACCAACGGTAGACATTCTTGATTCTACTAAGACACCCATAACAGGTTTAACTGACCTTATCGTTGAGAAAGTCAGAAAAGGTGTCTACAGAGTAACCTTTGGTATTGATGGTTTAATATGTGATGGTAAAAAATTCTTTTACGATGTGTGGAAAGGGATTTCTGTGGAGAATAACTCATTCCCCGACATTACTCAAAAGTTTGTCCCTAAACCCTACTCCTCTAAGTTTTCGATAGGTGAAAACCAAAAAGAAGTGAACAAATACGTTGTTCAATATTCAGGCATCAAACAAAACGAAAAGATAAAATCAGGAGAAACGAGAAAGGTTTCTGTAATGTTCAGAACCATCTCAAAATCCACAAACGAACTTTTTGATGAGGTATTCTATAGAATATACATAAAAGAGGGTCACACCAACGTTAATGTCTTTGATTGGACTTATTTAGATGTTACCAATGAGAATAGTTTTATGTTGGATACATCAATCCTTATCCCAAGAGAATATTATGTGGAGATAAAAGGTGTTAAACATAATGAGGAGATCTCATACCCTGAGGTTATAAAATTTGAAATCGTCTCAGAGAAATAAACTATTTATTGGTATGGAACTAAAAGACGTTATTAAAAAACATTTAAAGAATCTACAAGAAGAAAGAACTGAAAACTATATGTTCTTCAGTAATTTAAAACAAATTCAAAGACAGTGTCAAATTCTTTTAGATTTAGATCCTATGGTTATTGAAGATATTCTTCAAAACGGTCATGATTGGGCCGATGATCATATTACCGTCGCAAAAGAAAACGTAGATCAAGTAATGGATTTCTTGATGAACGAAACTAAAGACGATCTACAGGAAGGAAAAAAGAAATCAAATAAGTTGTGTTCGAGAGGTATCTCCGCAGCTAAATCTAAATTCGACGTTTACCCCTCAGCATATGCAAATGGTTATGCAGTACAAGTATGTAAGGGTAAAATTAAAGGATTAGATGGTAAGAAGAAATGTTCAGGTTCTTACTGTAAAAAGAAGAAGTAATGAAAGTACAATGTAAAGGTTGTGATTGGAATTGGGAATTATCCGATGGGGGTGATGATCCATACGTATGCCACAAATGTGGTAAGGACAACACAAACGATTACATTCAAAAAATACGAGTTAGTAAAGAAGATCAACAGTACATTGAAGAATGTATATCAAGTGGTGAAGTTCTTAAGGAAGATTTAGGTCGTTGGTTTAAAGAGAAGTGGGTTGATGTATCAAGAAAAATAGATGGTAAACATCCACCATGTGGTCGTAAAGATGCCGATGGTGACAAATCAAGAAAGGGTTACCCTAAATGTAGACCTTCAAAAAAGGTTTCTAAGGACACACCAAAAACAACATCATCTTACAGTAAGAAAGAGAAAAGAAAAATGACTCGTCAAAAAAGACGTGCGGAGAGAAAAAGTAACAAAAAAGGTAAGGGTAATATCCCAACCTATACAAGTATTGATGAGAATAAAATTATTTCATTAGTGTTTAATAACATAGGTGTCAAATCATTAGATTTAAATTACCCAACTTTGAAAACAATAAATGAGTCTAAAGTTTCTTTAAGTGTGGGGTTAACGTATCATTTAGATAATAAACAACCTATCGTAGAGAACGTATATAGGATCTATTCTAAGGAGTTTTTTAACCTTTATAATGAAGTACGTCAGTTACATGAAGAAAACGTCTTAGAAGTCACCGGAGTAGATCTACAGTTAATTCAAACTGATTTAGGTCGAACAGGTGTTTATGAAGGTGAAGAAGTCTATTTAGATATCCCGTTTGTTGAGAACGAAGAAGAATATTTAGTTGAAGCAAAGTATCGTGGTAGAAATGTTAAACTAAATAAACCATTTAGGACACCCGGTGGACCAAAGAAATTCGCGGTATACGTAAAGAACCCTAAAACAGGTAACATCAAGAAGGTAACATTTGGTGATCCTAATTTAAGGGTTAGAAATAATAATAAATCCGCTGCAAAATCATTTAGGGCGAGACACAACTGTAAGGATAAGAAAGACCGTACTAAAGCGGGATATTGGAGTTGTAATATTTCTCGTTATAGAAAGGCATTAGGTATTAAATCTTCAAATCCTTGGTAGTATGTCCTTAAAGTTTTTAGATATTCTTAGAGAGTGGAATGATCCTGCGGATTATCCCGACCCATCAGGTGAGAGTTTTGTTGATCCCGAGTACAATGATGTGGATATTGAATTTTCACTTGTTAAATACGACTCAAATACCGGGTTATTTATTACACAACACATCGAAACGAAAAAATATTACCTTTCCCACACGGATGGCGTTGATGGTGATCTTTATCAAGCCGACACATATTCTTATTCAGATTATGATGAGGATGGTGCATATACGTATGATGAAATTGATAAAGACAATGCAGAAATGACTGTTGATAGTCTGTTAATGCATGCAACTATCGCACATCAAGAAGATGATATCGGTATAGATTTCGATGAGTGGGAGAGTGGTAGAGGTATATGTTTGGTAGATAATATACTATTACGAGGTCTATATTTAAACGACAGAGAAACATTTGATAATGTCAATCAGATGTTAAAAGATTATAATAGAGAAAAACGAAAATAAGATGGAAGAGAAGTTACCCTTCAGAGAAGTCCTTTCATCAACCTATAGTATTCGTACTTTCCCATCCGACACCAAAGAAACTGACCTTAAGTGGCATTTTGATAATGAGGATAGAGAAATCACTTTCTTACATAATACCGATTGGAAATTTCAAATGGATAATCAGTTACCTATTGATATACACGAGGGTATGGTGATTAATATTCCCGAAGGTGAATACCATAGAATTATTAAAGGTAGTGGGGAGTTAAAAGTTAAAGTTAGAAAACTTAATAAAACTCGACTTCTACCCCACACTCAGAAAACATAAGTAAAGATCTTTCCTGTTGTTCTACCCATTTTTCTTTATTCTTTGTGGTACAATTTTCTTTACACACTACTTTCTTCACACCCGCCTGTATCAGACCACGGGCACAATCCATACACGGTAACCCTGAAGTTAAATAGACTGTAGATCTTTTAAGTGAAACCCCTATACGTGCGGCATTGTAAATTGCGTTTCTTTCGGCATGTTCAAACCAAAAATATTTTTCAGGTCTTTCCTGTCTTTCATCTAAAGAGTCGTTTAAACCTCTTGGGAACGAATTATACCCCGTTGTGAGTATCTCTTTATCTTCACCCACAATTACCGCACCTATTTGTGTGTTAATGTCTTTAGACTTCTCTTTTACTTGTTCCGCAATACTGATAAAATATTCTTTCCACTCCATATTAAAATATACGTAAAATATGGGAATAAAAAAAGGGGATCGAATCGACCCCCTTTAGTGTTATAATAGAAATTTTAAGAAATATTATCTTAAAGTATCTAAGTTGAATGTTTGTAGACCCGCTACGTTAATTACACCAAAGTATCTGTTGTTGACCATCTTCTTAGCGTATCTCGTCATGATACCTTTGATCGGTGTAAAGTTGAATGGGTTATACATAGTAGGAGTAAGTTGTAATGGTACGTATGGTGCGTAAATGTAACCAGCGTCCAATAATGACTTACCTTTGTGTCCTACTAAGATCTTACCTGCAGGGAAGTAAGGATCTCTATACACTTGATATCTTCCCGCTAAAGTACCAACTTTCTCAATACCCATGTTGTACTGATCTTGTTCTGCACCTGCGTTAGATACGTGGAAGTACTCAAGGTCATCGAATACTGCTGAAACTTCAGAAGAAACAACGATCCAATTGGCACCACCTCTTAGTGTAGTTTTATGGATTTGAGCCGATAATTGGTTAATTTTAGTAATTAACGTTTGGTTCCAATCCTTTTGAGTGTAACCTTGTAGTGTTGCGTTGTTCGCTCCACCGTATTTCCACTCATTGTAGTCCCACTTTAAGTTCCAAGCTGCACCTTTTCTTAAGTCTCTTAAGATTTCTCTATCAACCTCAGCTGCGATTTGCTCAGATAACAATGCTGTTAACTCAGCCTCAGCGTCAATGTTGTGGAATGCAGATACATCCTGAGCCAATTCAGGAGACCAGCTCGCTCTTAGTTTTCTTTCAGTTACCGATACAGTTACTGACTCTAAGTCAAAAGTAACTTCACCGATCTCATCTTCGAATTCTAAAGATGCGTATTGTCTGTAAGTTAGGTCGAAATCAGCTGCCGTTTCAGTACCTGCTGCAGTGAATGGTACATAACCTGTTGATCCGTAAGACTCAACATCTACATTTAGGTACATAATACCATTCTTATCTACGATGTCAGGATAAGTACCTGTAACACCAGCACTTCTACTACCGTATTCTACGATACCTGAACCGTACTTCTGAGTTACAACGTTAAATGGTAATTTAGCCCCATTGTTGATAGCTGCGTGTTTGATCTCTAAAGACGCTAAGAACTCCTCAGTGTCCATTTCGTTACCGTTAGGTCCAACAATTTTACCTGAACCTGAGTTAGTAAATCCACTAACTTTTACGATAAGAGATGAATAATCACCTGCAGCGATAGTCGCCGCATCAGTTGCAGCACCATCAGCAAATGTTACTACTGCAACACCTGTTAATGACTCTTCAGTAAAGTTACCTTTAGAGTAGTCATATAGACCTTCACCTGCGTCATCACTTTCTTCATAGAATCTATCGTAAAGGTTTGTACCACCTGCACCATAGTTTGCACTTGAAGGAGAACTTGCACTTGGAGAACCAAATGGCTCAGAGTGAGTACCACCTGTTGTTCTATCTTGAATTTTAGGTACAAAGTAGAATAGTTTACCAATTGGTAAGTTCATTGCTTGTACAGATACGATATCGTTCGCTAACAATTTAGAGAATACTCTTCTAATGATTGGGAATACTACTGTTTCGAAAGATCCTGATGAATCTGAAACTGCAGCTTCGTTAATCAAGTATGAAGCTTGGTTCTCATACAATTGTGCGATATTGTCTTTTTGGTGACCATTAAGTCCTTCTAAGAACCCTAAGTCATCCCACTTTTTGATGGTATCTTCTTTGATAACTCTTAGGTGTTTTAACCCGATGTTACCAACCATACCACTTTCTAATAATGCTCCCATTTTAAATTTGAGTTTTTTAGTTGTTTATTTTTATTATTTTAATTTTGACATCAAATCCTTCATTCTCTTGAATTGAGGACTCTCATACGCTTTGGCTTCTGAAAGTACTTCTTGAGATGAAGATGTTGTCGGGGTTGATGCGATCTTATTAACGACCGCTTCAGTAACATTTTTCTTAGATCCTAACTCACCCGCGATTGTTTTATAGGTTGATTTAGATTCAGTTAAAGATGTGACAGAGTCAAATCTTTGCAAAATGTTTAATTTCTCTTGACGAGTAGTAGAATGTTCGGTGAACAATCTCGTAGCGTATGCCAAGTTAGCGTTGAACACTGCAACTTCGTTTAGTTTCTCTTTAAATAGAACTAACGCTTTCTTGTATTCTGCGTTTTGTTTCTTTAAAGTTTCAACCTCTTCGTTAATTGCACCTGCCTTGTACTTAGTCTTAGACTTGATACCGGCTCTGTCCATACCACCTTTGTCACCGTGTACGTTTGATTTAGTTCTTGCCGCTTCATCAACTTCCTCTTCATGAGAATCGTCCTCTTCAGAGACTTCTTCAGATACTTCTTCTTCCGCATCTTCTTCAGATACTTCTTCTTCCATTTCCTCAGATACTTCTTCAGACACTTCTTCGTCGACTTCTTCAGACACATCTTCTAATTCGATTTCATAGATTGAGTCGTCATCTTCTTCAGACACTTCTTCTTCCATAGAGTCACCACATTCTTGGCAATCCTCTTCTTCAGATACTTCTTCGTCGTGTCCTTCAGCGACTTCACCCTCTTCGTCATCTAATTTGATGATGTACTCTTCGTCTCCGTCTTCGAGTTCAACGTTATTACCATCTCTCTTCACAACGATTCCGTCTTCGTCTCCCATTTTCTTGAAAACTGCTAAGACTTCTTCGTCAGAAGCGTTGGTCATGTCGAGTACGTCCTCATCATCTTCCTCATCATCCGCTGCGGGTAATTCTAAATCATCGTCACCATCTAATGATAGTTCGTCAGATTCGTCGTCACCTTCATCGTCT